GCAGGACGCTACCGTCCAATCGACCCCACCGACGAGCCAAGCACCAGCAGCCGTCGCTCCGAACAGCTACGTGGCGGCAGCTCCAGCAGCAGCTCCACAGGCGGTTCAGACAGCACCAGTGCCTTATCAAGTGGGTACGAGTTACCCCCAGGCGGTTCCCCAGGGAACCCCCAGCTTCCAATCAGCCCCTACTCAGTTCGCCCCCCAATCCCAACCAGCGGAAGCCCCACAGGGCAACCCATGGGAATCGGCGTTCAACAAAGTAGTAGGAGTCCTGAGTCAACCAGTCCAATCCCCGTTCCAGGGTCAACAATCGCCAACAGCGACACAATATACCCAGGCCAACTACGGACAACCCAGCAACCAGGTTATACCACAATCGGCTCCGCAGACCTTGCCAGCCAGCCAGATCTCATCGCCCAACTATTCCCAAACCTCTTCGAATCTCTCACAGGAGGAGTTGGTAGGAATGGCACAGCAGGTAGGAATGAGTCAGGAAAGTTACGAGGTAATGGACGCGTTCGGGATAGAGGCACCAGCGATACTAAACCAGTACGCAGTAAATCTAGAAGGAATGCTCGATAGTGCTGTTTCATGGGGAAACAGAGCAACAGAAAATATTAAAGGATACGCTAGTTTTGCTGTTCAAGAGCATCAAGAGAATTTAGCTTATAACGAAATTCTTACTAATCCTGATACTCTTAGTGATTACACTTTGAAGTTCTTCGGACCAGAAGGACCTCATCCTGTATATGAAAATGAGCAACAGTTAGCAACTAAAGGATATCCAACTCAGCCTGTTCAAGGTCAGCAAGTTGGAAGTCCAGCTAATACAATGCCAGCACCTCCAGCTGCCGCTGCACCACAGCAACCAGAAAATTTCTGGGGTAGCTTCAATGAGCAAATGGCAAGAGACCCTGCAAATGCTTGGAAAGTACTGAATCAGGCAGCCCCTCAAACAGTACAAAACAAATTATTTGTAATGGAGTAATTCTTATTAACTACTAGCACAAATTTCTGTGTTAGTAGTTTACTAATAAGTAATAAATTACTCACTGTTAAAATACTAAGTTAGATAAGGCATGCTCATGTCTGACTCTTTCACCCGATAATTAAAACTTCAGACATTGGAGGAATAAAAACAAGTGTTTATTGATAACGATTTTCCAAAAATCTTAGGTGCGGAATTATATAGACCGCATCCAGGTTACATCGCAGAGATGGCAGTCGAACCAGTAGTGGTACACGACTTCACTCGCCAGCCTGGACAAACAGTTCAGCTAGATCGTTACAAGTTCTGGGGATCTCCTGGTACAAAGGACAGCCGTGAGCGTGTAGCAGATCAAACTATTGGTACAGCTAATAGCCGTAACATCACAAAGGAAAAGGTTCTTGTAGTACTTAAAGAGTACACAGGTCCTGCAGATCCTGGTGATGCTACACAATCAAGTACTTTCAAGATTGCAAGAGAAACTCTTGTAACAGCTCAGCGTCTACTACTTGACACAGGGAACCTTAATATGTTCCATCAGAGCATTGGTTCACTTACCCTGCTCGATGATTACAGACGTTGGAGAGATAGAGTATTCATTGACGAACTAGCTAAAGCAGAAGCCAATGGTGCTGCTTCTACTAGCCAAGGTGGATATTATTTCGCAGATGGAAAAACTAAGGATGCTTCTGGACGTATTTCTTACTCTGCTACTGAGATTACAAATGACAAGCAGCAGTTCTCAGTTAAGACTGACTTACTGACTGTTGTTAAGGATTTACGTAAGCGTAATGTTCCTACTTATGCAGACGGTTTATATCGTTGCATATGTGACCCAACATTCATGATGCATCTACGTCGTGACTCTGACTTCAGAGAAATCGCTCGTTATGCAGGTGCTCCTGGACAAGGAATGTACATGGGCAACCCCATGATTCCTAACAACACAAGTTTCTATCAGGGACCACAAGCTGGACAAGCTTACTTCCTTGCTGGTGAACCTGTGATGCCAACAGGCGTACAGTTTGAAGGTGTTAAGTTCTTCGAGTCTACAAACTTCCCAACTAAGAGTGTTACTTCTTCCTATAACGGTGGTGGTGCTTATTCTTCAAGAGAAGTTGCTCAAGGATACTTCTTCGGACCTCAAGCAATTGGTGTTGGAATTGGTGGACCTAATGCACAGGTTCTTATCAATAACAACGATGACTTCTCAAGATTTATCATCTTGATTTGGCAGTTGTACGCTGGTTTTGAAGCCCTTAATAAGGACTTTGTAACAACAGGATTTAGCTTCGTAGCTGACGCTTAAATCATACATTGATTATTAACTAGAAAAAATACATTGGAGAAATAAATGGCTTATTTGTCTTCGAAGAAAATCTATCCAGGAAACTGGGCAGAGCCTCTAAACGGTTGGTATAAAAATATTGACACAAATGATGACAGCACAAATGACAAGACATCAGGCGGTCCTACCGCTGTCTTGGCTGTACCTGGTTGGAAGTATTTCCAACAACGTGGTTATGCTGAAGTCACTGGTAAAATTGGTGCAAAATGGAATGCAGCTGATGTAATTGTTCCTTCTCCTTATAGGAATGATGACACACGTACAGATATCACAGGAATGGTTGTAGCAGGTAGTGCTGGAACTCCTTCTTATGTATATCGTGCTGCTGCTTCTGTAGCTAATGGTTGGGGAGATGGACGTGTAGCTTCTGGTGTTTATACAGATACTGGAAACGCTATATCTTTCGGACGTAGTAATGGCGGTTCACCAACAAACGCTACTGTTGTAGCTGAAGAATGTGCTCAGGCAAACATCGTTTCTACCGTTAACGGAGTTGCTGATGGTGGTGCTGGTGCTATCTTCTTTGCAGGTGGAACTGGTGCTACTAGTACCATGCCTATTTACTTTGCAAGTGGTACAGCCGCTGGTGGTGCTCTAGAAGATTCAACTTCACACTACAAAGTAATTGCTGACACAACTTGGAAAGTATTTACCAAGGATGGTGCTACTGCTACTGCTGTTGCTGATGGAGTATATCTATCAGATGCAGACGCAGATGCTGGAAACAAAGGATACATCGTTGTTGAAGTATGTTACATACAAGCAGACGATGCCCCTGGTTACGCTGACATTGAGCAGTATTTAAGTAACCGTACTGTTTCTTAATTTTTGAGGTAAACTAGGATCAGAAAGTAACATTTTGGTCCTAATGACTACTCTTTTTAAACATAAGAAAACGGGTGCAAGAGTAAAAATTATAAGTGAATTAGATAACGGCGAC